TCTGCTCAGGCGCCCATATCATACCAGATTCAAACAAAGGTGCAACAGCATTTACACGAGCATGCTTGTCGTTGCCTTTTGAAGGGGTGAAGTTCACCACCGGTATATCCATCTGTCTAAGCTCGTATGTGAGAGGCAGTCCAGATGCTTTAGCCTCGATTATAACAGACTCAGGTTTCCAATAATCATATTGTTCAAGAGCCAAACGTCTGAGTTCTGGAAACTCGTATCTGCCTTTGACGGCATCTAGTAATATCAGATTGGCCGGACTATCCTCGTTTGGATAGAATATTCCCCATGTCGTTATCGCACTATAATCGGCTGTCTCTTTTTTTAAAAATGCGGTGTCGTATGATTGTATTACGTGTTCTAATTGTGGTATGTCCTCGTGAGTATATTTCATCCACCATTCTCGTTTTAATATAGCTCCTTCTTCTGCTGTTGGATTTTGCATCCACTGTGCATTCCATTTACCCGTGGGCAGTGTTGCTTGGACCTTCTCTAATTCATCTAACTTCCAATACTCCGGCCAGACCGGTTTAGCCTTCTTTGATCCGTGGTCCATGATCGCTGGAAACTCGACCACGTGCCATTGATCAGCTTTAGGTTCACTCTGGTTCTTGACCAACATCCCTGTTAGATCTTTTGTCGTCCAACGCGTCATAACCAAAACAATTTTACCACCTGGTTGTAAACGTTGTCTTGGACCGGAGGTGTACCATTCGTACGCTGACTCCATTGCTGTTGGAGATAATGCATCTTGTTCTGAGTGTGGATCATCTATGATTAATAGATCCGCACCACGTCCCGTGATCGCACCACCAACACCAGCTGCGAAGTATTCTCCGCCAGCAGATGTTTCCCAACGTCCTGCTGCTTTAGAATCCTCTTGTAATCTTGTTTGAAATATTTTTGTGTAATCTTCCGAGTCGATAAGGTTCTTGGCCTTACGACCAAATCTGATTGCAAGTTCTGCCGTGTGTGTTGCCTGTATGATCTTGAGCTTTGGATCACGGCCCACCATCCAAGCCGGAAGTAAGTATGAGGCAAACTCCGACTTAGTATGTCTTGGAGGCATATTAATAATTAGCCGGTTTATCTCGCCCGACGCCAATTTATTAAATTTATCTGCAATGTGTCTGTGGTGGGACCCCTCTACAAAATCAGGCCATACACATTTTACAAAAGACAGAAAATCATTTTTAGCTTTATTCTGTATCTTTTTTTCTGCGTGCATGACTTGAAGTTTTCTAAAGGTCTTTCGCACATCTGCAGGTAATTTACTTATGTCAACCTGATTCAAGTTCATGGTACCAATATGTTTTTAGTATACACGAATGTGTAAAACATGCAATACAACCTATAGTAGTGGGACCCCTTTTTGCAAAAAGGGGGGATAGGGTCAAAAAAAGTTTGGATTTTTGGATTTGGTTCGGGACCCCTGGCCCGTTAGGGCCAGGGGTAAGAAAGGTTGGTCTAGTCTAGCAAGACCATGTATGCTTTCGCATTGTTTTTGCGAAACCAATCTAAATGTTCGCGCATAATATCCCAATGTTTAGA